TGTTCTTGCAAGCTGCGGCCGAGGAAGCTATGGCTAAGGCCACGAAGGCCCGCGCCGATGTGATTAAGACGGTGGCCGATTCTGAGCTAGCGCGCGCCAAGACCATCGAGACGATGGCAGGCGTAGATATGAGCGCACAGGATCAGGCGCTACGCATGATGCAAACAATTGGTGGAGGACTTGGGCAGCCTGAGCAGATCCAGCAGCCCGAGATCACGCCACCGATGTAATAAAAAAGCGGCACCCACCCGGCCGCATCAACGGGTGAGATTAGGGGCATTTGATGGATGAGAATCAGGCAGATAAGGAACAGCAACCCGAGATCGAGATTGTCGAAGATCAGCTAACCGAAGCTCAGCCCGTCGAGGCTGAAGATGAGCAAGATCAAGACGAACTAGAAAACGAGGTTGTCGTTTCGATTGGTGAGGAAGCGCCGCCCACCGAAGAAGAGAAGCCCGCGCCGAAATGGGTTAGGGAGTTACGTCGGACGCAGCGCGAGCTGCAACGAGAGAATCGGGAACTCAAGGCAAAGCTAGAAGCGCCATCACGTACTGAGACCAAGCCGGTACAGGTTGGAGTTAAGCCGACGCTAGATAGTTGCGATTACGACTCGGAGAAGTTTGAGACAGAGCTAGCTCAGTGGTATGAGCGCAAGCGTGATGCTGATGCAGCAGAGGCTCAGGTTAGGTCAGAACAGGAAGCTCAAGAGCGCACTTGGAAGGCCAAGCTAGACGCCTATGGCAAAGCAAAGGCCGAATTGCGGGTGCGTGATTACGATGACGCTGAAGAGGCTGTGCAGCAATTCTTAGACGTTACTCAGCAAGGAGTGCTTATCGAGGGGGCCGACAATCCGGCGCTCTTAGTCTATGCGCTCGGCAAGAACCCGGCTAAGGCAAAGGAACTCGCAGCGATTAAAAGCCCCGTTAAGTTTGCTTTCGCCGTCGCTAAACTGGAGAAAGAATTGAAAGTGAGCAGCCGGTCAAAGCAAGCACCACCGCCCGAAAAGACTGTCAGCGGCACCGGCAGAATTTCTGGGGCCGTTGACTCTACACTCGAACGCTTACGCGCTGAAGCTGATCGTACCGGGGACCGTACAAAGGTCATCCGGTACATTAAGCAACAGCAATCTAAACAATAGGAGTTTTTATGCCCACCGCATTTAGTAAACAGGAAACCGTCTTTTTTGACGAATTGCTTGCCGGCTTCGATGACCGGCTCAAGTTCGGCAAGAATGTCAATGTGTACAACGCTGACCCGCTGGTGCTCGAGCGCTCGCAAGGCACTCAAATCTGGCGCCCGATGCCTTACATTTCGACCTCGGTCGATGGCCCTGCTGGCACCAGCATCTCGTCGTCGTTTGCTGATGTTACTCAGCTCTCCGTGCCCATCAGCCTGGGCTATGACAAGGCCGTGCCTTGGACGATGACCACGAACGACTTGAACGACCCGCAACAGCGTGATCGTAAAATGCGTTCGGCGCAGCAGAAACTGGCGTCCGACATCAACCGCGCAATCGCTGACGTCGCCGGCGTGCAGGGCACCTTGGTCGTTAAGCGTACCTCTGCCGCGTCTGGCTACGATGACATTTCGTTGGCCAACGCGCTGATGGAAGAGCAAGGCATCGTTGACGATTCGGCAATGCGTGCGTGTTTCATTCATACCCGTGACTATGCGCAAATGGCTGGCAACCTTGCTAAGCCGCAGACCTCGGCTAACTCCAAAGTTAACCGCGCATACGAAGATGGCTACGTCGGCCGCATCGCTGGGCTCGAGACGTTCTCGGCTGAGTACACCTACCGCCTGACCGCTGCTGCTGGCGTGACGGTTACCGTCAACGGCGCAAACCAGCGCTATGTGCCGAAGGCAACTTCGACGGCTGCTACTGGCGAAACCGCCAACGTCGACAACCGTTACCAGAACCTGGTTATTGCTGTTAGCTCTGGCACGGTTAAGGTCGGCGACCGATTCACCATCGCAGGCGTGAACGCTGTAAATCAGATCACCAAGGTTGACACCGGCCAGCCTCGCACCTTCACGATTACCGCAATCGTGTCCGGTTCGGGTGGTTCTGGTACGGTCACCATCAGCCCGCCGATTATCGCTGCTGATTCCTCGCCCACGCAGCCTGAGCTCGAGTACAAGAACGTGACCGCAACGCCTGCTAACGGCGCTGCCATCACTTTCTTGAATACCGTTTCGACTAACGTGGCCCCGTTCTGGGATGAGCGCGCTATCGAACTGCTTCCCGGGCGCAATGGTTTCGACCAGGACGCAGCGCAAGCTGGTGCAGCAATGATCCAGGGCACGACCGACCTCGGCATTCAAATGGCGATGTACAAGTTCTTCGACATCAACACGAAGACCTTTAAATATCGCTGCGATACGCGCTTTGGTGTCGGTATGACGAACCCGCAGATGTGCGGCGTCATTCTGTTTAGCCAGACCTAAGCAATTGTCGGGGGGCTTCGGCTCCCCGACTTTTAAGGGGGCGATATGCCACTGAAAAAAGGTTATTCACAGAAAAGCATTTCCTCGAATATCTCGAAGGAAATGAAGTCCGGTAAGCCACAAAAGCAAGCGATTGCGATTGCGCTATCGACTGCCAGAACGGCAGCCATGAAGGCAGGCAAGCCAGGAAAGGCACCTAAGAAAAAATGAGTCAGTATCCCAAGATGGTGTACAAAGTTCCCGGAAAGACGCAAGGGAACGGCGGCGTTACTTTTGATTACGAAATCGCAGCCGATGAGCAATCAGAGCAGGCCCTGATTAAAGCCGGGTTCGCTTTGACGCTGCAAGCGGCTATCGATGGCGACATACCTTCGGACGATGCAGGCCCAACTCGTGAAGAATTAGAAGCCAAGGCGACCGAATTAGGGTTAAAATTCGACGGGCGCACGTCTGATCGCAAATTGGGCGCGCTAATCTCCGAGGCTCTGGGCGAATAATGGGCTACTCAAAGCGGCAATTCGTAACGGCGGCATTCGAGGAAATCGGGCTCGCGTCCTACGTTTTCGACTTGTCGCCTGAGCAACTTGATAGCGCATTGCGACGCCTCGACGCCATGATGGCCGAGTGGAATGCTAAAGGCATAAGGCTCGGCTATCCACTGCCAGGCAGCCCGGAAAGCAGCGACCTAGACGCAGAGTCTACGGTCCCCGATTCTGCCAACGAGGCAATCATTACAGGTCTGGCAATTCGGATTGCTCCGAGCCTCGGCAAGCAATTGATGCCTGAGACTAAGGTCACGGCAAAGATGGCGTATAACACGCTGTTAGCTCGCGCCTGCCAGCCTGTCGAGATGCAGTTGCCAGGCTCTCTGCCGGCCGGGGCTGGCAATAAAACTTATCGGTCCGAAAATCAGTATATCTACGGGCCTGATAGTACGATCGACGCTGGGTCTGATGGCCCGATTCAGTTTACATAAGGGCATAGCATGCCAACGATCAATCAATTATCGACCACTGACAGCGTATCGTCGGGCGATCTTTTCCCGGTGTTTGTGACGACTGATGGCGACGCGCGCAAGGTTAGCGCAAGCAACTTGCGGACGTTTATGCTTGATGGCGCGTCGGTCGCTGATGACAAGATCACACAATACGCTGCGCCGTCTGCGACTGGATTTTCAGTCACGATCACCAACGCTAGTAATAGTGTATGGCTGATCTTGACCCCGACCGGCGGATTCGCGGCAGGCACGATCATTCTGCCGGCTGTAACAAGCGCTGTTGATAAGCAGGAGTTGCTCGTTAACTGTACACAATCAGTCGCGGCGCTGACGATTAACGGTAACGGGGCGACGGTTACGGGCGCGCCCACTTCGTTGGCTGCTAATGGTTTTTTCCGGCTGCGGTTCGATGACGTAGCTAATGTCTGGTATCGAGTCGGCTAAGGAATAAAAATGATTGATATTTTCAAATCAAGAGACGGCGTTCAACGCCAAAATGTAAACCTCGGAAACGGTTCTTATGGCGAGGTAACGACCCCGCGCACCCAGTGCATGTTCCGCACGACCTTCGATAAGGCTATTACTGGTGGCGTTGATCCTGATTACTTCCAGCGAATCGGACCAATTGGCACCGGGATTGCGCTGAATCAGACCGGTGGGAACCTGGTCATTACGTCTGGCACGACGGCCAACGCTGAGCTAGTCCTGCGCTCTACCAAGTCATTCGCAGGTAGCTTTGTCGCTCGTTGGCAGACGATCCTTAGTCAGCGAATCGCTAACAATAACTTTTACGTCGAGCTAGTCGATGTAATCGGCGATGGCCTGGCGTATACGATCAATTCGGCAACCAGCGTAACGATTACGATTCCTGATCATAAATTCTCGTCCGGAAACGTTGGGCAGTCGATCACGATCGGCGCGATTACCGGCGCGGCTGGTATTCCTGGGCGCTATGCGATTGCCTCGGTAGCTGGTTCGACGGTCACGTTTACGGTCGCAGGCTGGCCTGCTAGCGGGTCTGGCACTTGCTCGCTTTTTGGCTGGAACTTCCACCGGACGCTGTATACCGGAACGACTGCAACGACCGCAAACTATGACAGTGGCCGCAATGGCTACGCATCAGGCGATACGGCCGCCACGATCAACACGACGGCATCCCCTGGTCATATGGGGATTATGACAGTCGAGGAAGGGTCTGCCGGTCTTATTGACTCCTTAGTTGCGTCTGCCTCTCAAACGACATTTCGGGCGAGCCGTGTGGTTAATATTGCACGCGATGATGCTGAGTTGTTTGTGCAGCTTCGATGCACGAATGGCACGGTAGCCCCGGCCAGCACGACGACCTGGACCATAGGCATGGTCGGCGTGACCAATTACGATTCAGTTAACGTAGCAATCAACAACGTCCGGCCGCAGATCAGGACTAATGGTGGGGCCCCTGTAATTGTCGAAGGCGGTAACTTAACTGGTATCGCCACAGTCACCACAGTTACCGGCGTTACGACTGTTTCGACCGTAACTAACGTAACTAACGCTGGCACACCTACAGCTCCTGCCACGCCTTACTTCGTAAACTCGGCGGCCACGACTAACGGTGCTTTGGTCCTCACCGGTACGTCTGGCTTGCAAGCGCTGTACGCGACCAACATCGGCGCGACTGCGGCGTTCGTTAAGCTCTACAACAAGGCCACCGCTCCGACCGTAGGGACTGACGTGCCCGAGATGATCATCCCGGTACCGGCGGCTGTTTCCGGCGTTCCTGGCGTGGCTCAGATTCGCCCCGGCTTTAACGGCTACCGCTTCGCTTTGGGTTTGGGTATTGCTATTACTGGTGGCGTAGCTGACTCAGACACGACCGCAGTGGCAGCCGGCCAGGTCAAGGTTAAGCTTTCCAGGACTATTTAACATGGCGACCTATGTGATTGTCGAAGAGGCTCCCGTCTACTACACGATAGACGTGGAGTTCGATGGGCTATCTTTTCGGCAATTGCTAATTAGCGAACGTATCGGACAGGGGCTTGCTGATCAGTTGCAAGCCTATGCCGATGCTTATCAGGCCGACTACGAGGCGCAACAGTAATGCCTGCCAAGGATCCCCGCTTAGCAAGAATTGGAGTCGCAGGCTATAACAAGCCGAAGCGCACGCCATCGCATCCGACAAAATCGCATGTGGTCGTTGCTAAGTCGGGGGACCAGGTCAAGACTATCCGCTTTGGCCAGCAGGGCGTTAGCGGATCGCCTGCCAAGGAAGGCGAGAGCGCAGCAGCCAAGGCCCGCCGGGCATCGTTCAAGGCCCGCCACGCTGCCAACATTGCCAAGGGCAAGATGAGCGCGGCCTGGTGGTCCTCAAAGGTGAAATGGTAAGCGATGCAAATCCCCATCCTTAGCGGCGTTTACACCGACGGCAGCCCTGATTTCCGGGTTTCTTATCCTCTTAATCTGGCGGTAGTGCCTGGTGCGAATGGCATCAGCGATTCATATCTGCGCCCGGCTGATGGGATCACGTCGGTAGCTATTGGGCCAGGCGTAGACCGTGGGGGGATCGAGTGGAACGGCACTCATTATCGAGTCATGGGGGCGTCGCTGGTCAGCATTTCGTCTGACGGCGTGGTGACTGTACTCGGAAATGTCGGCGGCACTAATGAGTTGGTGACGTTCGACTACAGTTTCGACCGACTGGCCATTGCCTCTAATGGCAAACTGTACTACTGGAACGGGACATCTCTACAGCAGGTGCTAGACCCTGATCTTGGCACGGTCGTTGATTTTGTGTGGGTCGATGGGTACTTTATGACGACCGATGGCACGTCGCTTGTCGTCACGGAACTGACCGACCCATTCTCAGTCAATCCTCTGAAGTACGGCTCGAGCGAAGTTGACCCTGACTCGGTGGTCGCATTGCTCAAGAACCGTAACGAGGTCTACGCGCTCAATCGTCACACGATCGAGGTGTTCGACAACATCGGCGGCGACTTCTTCCCATTTCAGAGAATTGACGGAGCGCAGATTACGAAGGGGTGCGTAGGCACATTCGCCTGCTGTGTGTTTGAGGATGCCATCGCATTCTTGGGCAGTGGCCGGAATGAGGCGCCGTCTATCTATATCGGTGCGAATGGCCAGGCCAGGCAGATTAGCTCGCAGGAAGTCGATCGGCTGCTATTGAACTACACCGAGGCCGAGCTATCCATCACCAAGCTAGAGGCTCGCAACGACAGGGCCCAGAGGTTGCTATATGTGCACCTTCCGGACCGCACGCTAGTCTATGACGCCACCGCATCGCAGGCGCTACAGCAGCCTATCTGGACCGTGCTCACCAGTGCGTTGTCTGGGTACTCGCAATACCGCGCGCGCAACTTTGTGTGGGTCTATAACAATTGGTGGGTAGGCGATCCGACGTCCTACGCATTCGGCACGCTCACCAATACAGTCGGCACGCACTGGGGCGCGACGGTGCGGTGGGAGTTCTCCACCTCGATACTGTATGCCGAGGGACGCGGGGCCATCTTGCATCAGCTTGAGTTAGTGGCGTTAACTGGTCGCATTGCGGCAGGATCAGATCCGACGCTGAGCAC